CCTGTGCCAGATGCCAGGCTTCGAGGGTGTCGGTAACATCCGACCTGAACCGCCCTGTAATGAGTGACGGTTTGTAACGGTATTCTGACCACCGTTCGTTGTATCCGAAAACCTCGTCATCGGCGGCTATGCCTCCCTGATAGAAGATTTCCTTGTTGAGAACTGCCTGTTCTCCCAGGTTGGCGAAGGACGGGAAGTAGAAGTCATACCTGTCGCTTCGGGAAAACATTCTGTTTATTCCCTGCTGGTAGTTTAAGTCCGCACGTACGGACACCAGCCCCAGGATTACACCGTGTTCCACGAATGATTTTGAGAAGCCGCTCCGCGAAGACGCGGTAACGAATGCGGCCTGGTTGCCCTGGGGTGTAGTTCCGGTTTCACCGGTTTGAGTCACAGGGTTGACGTTTATCATCTGTGTTGATGACCCGAGAAATTCGGGACGCTGTAAACGTGAGTCGGGGGATTCTACCCCGAAGTGTGCTTTTAAGATTTCGAAATAGCGGGTCCCGCCGCGTGCATCGATTTCGAGTAGCTGTTGTGTTGCAATAGCTGTTCTCAGTTCGTTGATTGTAATTCCAGCGACTGAGGATAAGTCTGCAACAAGACCAGTTTGGTCTCCTGTTGTCCAGGCTGATTGCGGAAGTACGCCCAGGGCGTAATCCGCTGTTGGTTGAGTTCCGCTACCTATAGGCGTTGAAGTACCAACTGTTTGATTGAATGCGTTTGAGAACGCTTCGAGGTCTCCTTCCCTAGAGAGACCATATTTTGTTGTTCCATTGTAGATGGAAAGTGCGTAGCCGTCACCATATACGACGGCATCCCCTGTAAGGGGAATTGACACAGGCGTGTCTCCCTTCTGAGGCCAGGGAAGGCATGAAGTAAAATAGTCGTGGCGCTTTCCGCGCTGTTGGATATTGTAGAGGGATTCGTCTTCCGGCCCATCGCCGGAATATTCTGTGAGTGAATCCTGTAGATTTTCGTCCCGGAACCATTCATTGTAAATTTTGATATAGGCCCGGTGCCAGAGACTCGATACCGAGTAGTCCAGACCAGGGGGGATTCCTAGGTAATCGGAAAGAGACTGTACTTCGTCTCCCCCTGCAGATTCCACCACCTGGGGAATAGTGAAGTCGATTGAATCGCCTGGGTCGTCCTGGGCACCCATGAACCGTTCCCAGTTTGTCCACAGGATACGGTTGGGGACGTAGAAATAGAACGTGTCCATATGGAGGTTGTCCATAATGGGATAGGTCATAGTTGAAGAAAGACGAGCGAATATATTCGCATTTACATCCAGGGAGTCCCCTGGTAAGATTTCGTCAGCCAGGAAGGGAATGATGTCATTCACCTCCATGGTTGTTTTGTGCGCGTGGCTCCGATTAAATACGGAGCGTTGATGGTTTACAGTCGGATTATTCGAGAAATCCTTTTGAGCTGGCATATTCGAGCGCATGATTTTGACCTTTTTTTTGAATGTTCGATTTTTTTTGGATAGTAGAGCATAACTCTAATCTATCCTTTTTTTCCACCCTTTCGCAATACCTATTACGATTAAGGGTGTCAGTGGTGACAATTACAACAAGGAGCTGAAATTGTCACCACTGTTTTTTACTCCTTTTCGCCCTTTTCGGCCTTGTCGTCAAGGGACGTTTGGGAGCCTTCTGGAGCAGAAGAGTTTTTCCCCTTCCCGGAGCCTTTTTTCGGGGTTTCGACCTTCTCAGGCTCTCCCTGGGCTTCCTGGGGGGGAATTAAGCCGAGTTTTTCGGCTTCGTCGCGATTTTCCTCGTCTCCGAGGAATTCGAGGAGGTTTGCGGGCTTATTCGAGAACCTGGCCCGCAGTTTCGCCGGGAGGCCGGCGAATTTTTGCTGGACTTCGGTTACCCTTGCCAGCATTTCGGTGTAATCACCGATTTTTGTATGGTCGAGGTACATCGGCGGCCTGTTGGATCCGCGAGGCATCTCGCCCTGGTTGTACCTCTTGACGATGTTCGGAACTAGACAGTCGTCCAGGTGTTGCTGTTGTACCTTTGATTCGGTACCTGTGTTTAATCCTCTTTCAGACATTTGAATTTTCCTTCATTTTAAAGAAATTAGATTTCTATTAGTAATCCTAATAGTATTCCTAATAGTATTTTATGTTGCTTTTTCTGTTTCTGTCAAGTCTGAGGCGTTGAACTGGAATTCCGGTTTGGACTTCAAAGTAAGTTCCCCGGTTTTATCATTGAATTCGCCCAGGAGATAGACTTCAAAGTCTGTCGGGAATTGTGCGACCAAGGACTTTTCATTTGACATTACCTGGATCATATTTCGTTGAATTTCAACGATGTGTTTTACGAACATGGGTACCATGTAGGATCCCATTTTTTTATCATAGATTGAATACATTTTCATGTTTTGCTCCAGAATTTTAATGTTGTTTTCGTGGTAGAGCCTTATTCGCTCTGTTCCACATTATTTTGTTTTTGACCGCCCTTCGGGCTTCTGAATTTTCTTCGCCCTGGGCCTCGTGATATTCGACCCTCCTTTCTTTTATGGTTTCAACATGTTTAACGTTTTCCTCTGATTCTGATTCATAGGCTAACTCGTAGTAGGCGGGAGGTTTTGAGGACATGCCTCCACGCGTGATGCACTGTCCATCGACCCCAGGTCTGTACATATCAGTTTTATATTTTTCGTAGAACCGTCTTCCAATACCAGGGTTGCGAGACATTGCCTGGAACTCGGGTTCAACCTCGTACACTTCCCCCGATTTTGTATCACATCTTTCATAGGGAAGTTGACTAATATAGGGCAGTCCGGTACCTGGGTCGGTTCTAAGTTTTTTACCATAAGATTGTTTCTCCAATCCTATAACCTTTTTCATAACATACCTAGCCACATAAGCGCAAGACTCAAAGCTAACAGTACCAATATACACATGGCCGTGAGACCATACCCGGTCAAGCCAAGCTGATGTATAAATTTTGTTTCCATTATCCGTTTTAAGATATGCTTTATCGTCGAGTCGAAGATTGAAAGCAATAGCATGATAATGAGGACGGTCTGTTGTGTCTCCATATTCCCCGCAAGCGTAGTAACGGACATCATGTCCGCGCCTGCGTAGTCGCTTCCAGAAGCGCTGTAAGTCAGGTTTAAAGAGAGTACCATGACTTGGGATATTTTCGTCATTATACGTAATAGTGAGGAACTGGTTATGTTGGTGGAGTTTAGCCTCATGCATACACCTCATAGCCCACATACGGGATTTTTCGAGTCTACAGCCTGCGCACATTCCGCAAGCGACTTCAAGTTCTGAACCAGGTATTCCATTTTTACGATTGAACACAATCGGGTGCTTTCCCGATTTGTTTTTTCCTTCGCGCGAGCGATAGGCGGTAAAGGGTGTATAACAAGGCATATATCGAAGTCCATGAATCGCACTACTACTCCTTTAATGCGGTGCTTGGACTTTACTTCCCCCCGCCAGGGGGGAAGTTTTTTTAAAGCCTTACTCCGCCCCGTTTCCCGGTGCTTCGATTTTTTTTAAGCATTCCAGATTTTCTTTTGAAGTCCCGTCGGGACTGTTTTTTTGACATTTTTTTTCTATAGGCCACATTGCCTCCTTTTTTAAAATTTTTTAGTCGTTCTTGAAGCCTTTGGATGGGTCGTAGACATCCTTTAACGGTTTTAGACCGTGTTTTTTTCTGAATGCCTCTATTGTTTTTCTGACCTTTTCCCGGGCCTGAACTTCGCCCGGTGTTTTTTCGTCAGTGTAGAAGGCTTTAAGTTGGTCAGCTATTACCTGGGCCTCGGGTGTTAACTGTCCGAGTACATCCCATAGTTTCCGCTGAACCTTTAACTTTTTCAGTTCTTCTTTCAAGACCTGAATTTCCTGCAAGGCTTTCGCCTTTTTTGTTTTCGATAATGCAGATGCAGACGCGGAGGTTTCAACCTCCTGGATTAACTTATCCAGTTCGAGCGGAGTCATGGCAGCAGTTCTTCCGGTTTGCCATTCTATCGCTTCGGTTTCCGCGTTCATTTTTGCTGAGTTTGCATCTACCAGTTGCTGGTTTTGTGCAAGTTGCGTGAAGGTAGCCGCGGCCTGCGGTACCTGTTGTAGTGGGTTCTCAGGTGTAAACTGAGTTCCTTGAGGTGTCGAGGCTCCACCATATTTACCCGTCAATAACGGGTTGAGTTTGGCCGCTTTTAAGTCGGCCATTTCTCGGCGGTGTGCCGTGTTGCTCATGCGTTCCTGAAAACGCATTTGCTTTTTAGCGCTTCGGCTTCCGATGTAAGACGAGGCCACGGATCCAAGGGCACTTAGTGCCCCGGCGCCGAGTATCGCCGTTCCTGTTGCAATAGGCATTTAAAGCCTCTTGAGTCCGGGTATGGAGTACACTGGCATGCAA